CAAAGCCTTATGGCTGAAGCTCAAGAAGCAGCTAAGAAAGTAGCTCACTTCAATTCATTACTAAAGAATGAAGAATTGTTAGTTGAAAAACTAAAACCAATGCTTCCTGAAGTAAAAGAAGATGAAGATGAAGTAGCTACTGGCATTATAGGAAAGGAGTCTAAGTAATGGCTTTTTCATTAGCTGATATAAAAACTAAAGCTACTTTAAAACCACCAAGAATATTGATTCATGGGAAACCTGGAGTTGGTAAAACAACTATCGCTTCAGAGTTTCCTGAACCATTATTTCTTATGACTGAAGATGGTCTAGGTGTGATTGATGTAGCACATACTGATTTATTAAAAAATTATGATGACATAGTTGAGATACTAAAATCATTACTAGCAGAAGATCATAAATATAAAACTTTGGTTATTGATTCATTGGATCATTTAGAACCAATTATTTTTGATAAGACTTGTAAGGTTGAAGGTTTCAAAGACATCAATGAACCTGGTTATGGTAAAGGTTTTAGTTTAAGCCTGAAATATACTAGGGAAATAATTGACTTACTAAATCAATTACGAGAACAGAAAGGCATGATTATCTGTATGTTAGCTCATTCAGTAATCAAGCGTTTCGAAGATCCTACCTCAGAAGCCTACGATAGATATGAGATTAAATTAAATGCCAAGCATGGTTTTTTATATTTAGAAGTCTCAGATATTGTTGGCTTTGCTGATTTCAAAACTGGCACAGTTGTGGAAAAAAGCAGAGGTGGTGAAAGAACCAGAGCAGTTTCTACTGGTCAAAGGGTTCTACACGTTGAAGAACGCCCAGCGTTCTTAGCGAAGAATAGATATAGCTTACCTGCTGAGTTACCACTCAAATGGGATGCTATTAAAGATGCAATTAAAAAACCTGGGAAAAACCAATAATGTTTTTTCGTATGAAAATTCATTGGATTCTTAATGGTTAAATATTGTTAGATAAATAATGGGTAAACCGAAACCAATCGACATTCCTAAGACTCTTATGAGAGTGCGAAGAACTTTGCAAAAAGTTTTAGACGATCCAAGAGCAACTTATGAATTAGATACGATTTATCCAGTCGGTGTTACTGAGAGCATTGAGGAGACTATTGAAGGGTTAGATAATATTATCGAATACATCAATGATCCTCGCTCTTACACTGGTTAATAAATAGGAGAAAAGCAAATGGCAGATTTGTCAAAACATTTCGAGGGTGGTTTGAAAGAACCTACTGACGACAGACCTCAAATAGAAGAGGGTAGATATAATTTAGTGTATTCACATACAGAACATAAGCCATATAAAAATGGTGGTTCTGGTCTTAAGTTACATTTCAAAGTGGAAGATACCAATATTTCAGTTGGAGCATTATTCACTGTGGAAGGTAGCGAGAAAGCAAAAGAAGTTGCTGAAAAGAGTTTGTATCTGTTAGCGAAAGCAGCAGGTATAGATAACTTTTCCGATACAGACCTCCTTGCAGGTAGAACTGTAAGCTGTGATCTCAAAAGAAACGATAATGGTTATTTAGAAATAGATGACAATTATGGTAGCAACTGGGAAGCAGCAATTCTTCCTGGTGTTGGAAAAGATACACCTAAAGTTGCAGAAACTAAAACTGCTACAGAAGGTGATAATGCTGCGTGGTAGAAGATAACTACCCCAGCTTATGTCAATGTGGTCGCCCAGCATTGCCATTCCTCGTTATAAAAGGCGAAGGGCGATTTGTTTATGGAGCGTGTTCAATGGAGCATCAAAAAGAAATTAATAAAGGTGAGCTTGTGAGAAATATCGCAAGAGTTTCTGATGCTGGTGTTGATTACGCTCTAACAAATTTAAAAGATACTTTTTACGAAATAATAAAGAGAGAGAAAACAGGACAAATGAATCAGTGGTCAAGAGAGAGTAAGTTAGCGTTTGTGAAAGATGCGGTCAGACATTTTCTTAACCATCAAAATCATGTGGCGGAGACAGGAGAATTAAAACCTAAAGAGAATGAAATTAAATCAATACTTTGATGGCGGAATAAAATTAGACAACTCAATAAAATTTGCACAAGACAGCAATAGCGTTGATGATCTTCTTAATGAAATGCGTAACTTTGGTTTGCGTGTTGATTTCTTAAAAGAAGGTTCACTGCAAAGAGTAGGTGTTAATGCTATTGGTGGCCAAAGACCTGATAAGTCAGGCGAGACTAGCGGATGGTATATCTATCATCAAATCAATGCAGACTATGCTTGTTGTGTATATGGTAATTGGCGAACAGGTGAAGAAAAGAAATTCTTTACAGGCTCAACAGCAAGTCTATCTAAACAAGAACAAAAACAACTTTACGCTAAACTAGAAGAAGTTAAGGCAAAAGCTGCCGAAGATAAAGCAAGGAAGCAAGAAGAAACTGCTGAATACGTTAAAGATAAGTTTAGTAAAGCAGACCAAGTAACAGCACACCCATATTTGAAAGCAAAACAAATAGGATCTTATGGCATTAAAGAAGCCAATGGTAATTTATTAATACCAATGTATCGGCTACACCCAGAAACAAAAGAATTAGATTTACGTTCAGTGCAATACATAATGCCTGATGGTCAGAAAAGATTTGCGAGTGCAGGAGAGACTAAAGGTAGTTTCTTTTTAATTGGCACAGACCTAGCTTCAATTAGCCAGGTAGAAAAAATTGCAGTTTGTGAAGGCTATGCAACTGCGGTTAGTATTTATGAAAGTTGCAACATTCCAGTCTTGGTTGTGTTCTCAGCAAATTTTTGTTTGGAAGCCTTAACTAGATTTAGGAAAATTTATAATGGTCAATTTATTTTGGCACTGGATAATGATGATTCAGGTGTTGGACAAGACCGAGCAAAAGAGGTTCAGTCTGCAATCTTTAACTGTATTACCCGAATACCCTCTGTAAAGGGTGATTATAATGACTTATTTTTGGAGTTTGGAGCTGAGAGGGTCAGAAATGAGCTGTATCAAACGGGATTCCAAATCCGAGGGTTTAGTATTCGTGACTTACAGGGAAAGCCCTTAGAACGTGAATATGTAGTCAATGATTTGATCCCAAAAGAGGTAGCAGGAGTTTTTGCTGGTTTGGGTGGCATTGGTAAGTCTGGATTGCTGTTAGACTTGGCTTTAAAGGTAGCAAGTGGTCAAGGTCGGTGGCTCAATCAACCAATTATGTCAGGTGGTGATGTAATTTTTTTAACAGGAGAAGATTCACAAGATGAAATCCATCATAGGTTACATTCACTAGATCCAAATGAAAAAAGATTTGGCTATCCGAATAATGTTTATATTTATTGTGTTCCCGATAACCAACCAATAAATATTATTGCGGAAGATAATCAAGGTTTAAGAATTACAGATGCAGGGTGGTCACTGCAAGAGGAGTTGATGTCATTTCATTCTCTAAGTCTCCTCATCATTGACCCTTTGAGTAGTTTCTGCTCTGCATCTGTATCTTCTTCAAATGAAGTTGGTCAACTCTGGGGAACTTATGTTGCTGGTTTGGCTAAGAAAACAAATAGTGCGGTGATTACTTCCCACCACATGAGTAAGTCAGCGTTCAGTGCTAGTGATGCTTTTGGTTTTAGAGCAAGTATTAGAGGAGCTTCGGCTATCGTTGACTCGGCAAGGTGGGCGGCAGTTTTAACTCATGTCAAAGAAGATTTAGCCGAAGAGATATGTTTAGAAAATGATGTTGAGCCAGATATAAATAGAGTAGCTCAATTTGCTATGGTTAAGTCTAATAGTAAAGCAGACTTCACGCCTAAAACATTATTTAGAAAAGATGTTATCCTTGAGCCTATCGAAAGTAATAAATTAAGAGAGGATTGGTAAATCAAAGTTTTAGTAGCTTGTGAATATTCTGGTGTAGTCCGTAATGCTTTTATAGAGAAAGGACATAATGCTGTTAGTTGTGATTTATTACCAACAGAACAACCAGGCCCACATTATGAGGGCGATGTTTTAGATATTTTAGACGATGGCTGGGATCTGATGATAGCACACCCACCCTGCACACATTTAGCTGTTAGTGGAGCAAGATGGTTTAAAGACAAACAACAGGAGCAGAAAGAAGCATTAGATTTTGTTCGTGTATTGTTAGATGCTCCTATCAAACACATAGCTTTGGAAAATCCTGTTTCAGTTATATCTAGCAAGATTAGAAAACCAGATCAAATTATACAGCCTTGGCAATTTGGACATGGTGAAACTAAAAAAACTTGTTTGTGGTTAAAAAATTTACCACCATTACAACCAACAAAAATTGTAGAAGGCAGAGAGCAAAGAATATGGAAACTACCGCCATCAAAAGACAGATGGAAACTCAGGTCAATCACTTATCAAGGAATAGCTAATGCTATGGCTGAACAATGGGTATAATAAATAAATGGTAAGAAAAGCTAAAATAGTTAATACTTATAGATCAGCGACACCAGGAAGAGGTAAAAAAACTTCTTTGGGTAGAAATAATGTTGGACATTCAAC